CGGAGTAGACCTTAACAAGTTTGCCGCTAAAATTTTTCCCGGTTGGACTGGCAAACTTGATGATTCTAAACAAAATATTGACGACGATCACCATCGGGGTGAAGGCACAGGCGATGGTGCTCAAACTAACAACTCTGATTCTGATTCTAATAATTCGGATAGTTCTTCGAATTCGCAAAGCACAACGGGCAATCCAATTTCTTAAAAGTTAGGAGAAAAAAATGATAAAAATTGATTTATATGATCCAAAAACTGGTGATACAAAGCATTATGAACAGCCAAGAGTATCTTTTGGCAATATTAAAAAAGTCTTAGCTGTTGATAAGCTAACTGCTCAAAACAAGGCAAAAAAGAAAGTATTAGAGCAGAAATTGGATAATGGGACTGCTTTAACCGATAAAGAAATTCAAGAATATATTAAGCTAGCTAGCACGTCTGAGGAAGAGCTAGACCAAATAGAAAATATAATTGTTGAATTATTTAATAAGCCCCAAGTAACTAAAAAGGCTTTAGAGGAAGGACTAGGAGCAGATGGCATTGAAGTGATGAAAAATATTTTAACTGAAGCCATGGGCGGTATTAATGCAGAAAATAAACACCCAGCAAAAAAATAAACTCTGCTGAAGCTTTGGCTATCTTAGACGATCTGACAAAGAAAATGATGGAGAACGGTAATTCTTTTTATGAAATCGACAGCATGAATGCTGCCGATTTTTTAAATTACTTAGATCGCATATCACAAGAAAAAGAAGCAGATCAAGATACAACCATGCTGTCAGCAGACGAATTTTTCAGCAGATTTTAGAGAGAGGAGCAAAACATGGCTACAAGTGGACGCCCGCTTGGTTCAATGATTATTGAATTAGGGCTCGAAGACACCAAGTTTGAACAATCTCTCACCTCGCTTAGAAAACAATTTGATTTAGCAAAATCTGCCATGAAAGCTAATGTGGCTACTCTATCGTCAACCGAGGATGCATATCAGCAAGCCTCAGGCAAAGTTGATAGTTTAACACAAGTAATGGCTGCTAATGAACGGCAAATTAAGAAATTAAAGTCAGATTATGACGATGCCGTGCGTGTAAATGGTAAATATTCAGATTCAGCTGTCAACATTGGCAAGAAGATTAACATTGCCGAAAAGCAGCAAGCCGATTTTTCACGTCAATTAACCAATGCTAAGTCTGCAATGAAGAACGCCGCTAATGGTACTGAAGAATATCAAGCAGCCTTAGAACGAACCAAAAAGCAAATTAGCTCAACTGATGATCTGCTTAAAACCCAAGGCAAAACTACTGAGGCTAATTTAACTAAATATAGATCATTATCTACTGAAATTAAGCAATATGACGATGTAATTAGTGCTGAAAAAAAGCGTTTAGATGACTTACGCGCCACTAAGGGTAATGATGCCGAAGCTACTAAAGACCAAGAGCTAAAAATTAATGAATTAACCAATGCTCAGAAAAAGGCCCAATACGAACATGATGAACTAGGGAAATCGGTTAAACGCTTATCTGATAATCAAGCTCAAGCCATAGATGCAACCGGCAGATTCTCTAGAAGAATTGGTGAAGCTGGTTCAAAGATTCAGGGTGTCGGACAAAAGATGACCACTGGATTTACAACTCCTATAGTTGCTGGACTAGGTTATGCTACCAATTCGGCTATTAGTTTTGATTCGCAAATTCAAAAAATTGGTCCTTTGCTAAGTAATAATGGCAAAATCACGGCAAATGTCAAAAAGCAATTACATGAAATGTCTGATGAGTCTAAAAATTGGTCAACACAATATGGAATCTCTACTACCAAAATTAATGCCGGCATGGAAGAAATAGTTAAGAGAGGTTACTCAGCAGAACAAACAATGGGAGCTATGCCTGCAATTCTTGATGCTTCAGTAGCTTCAGGTGATGATTTTAATACCGTAATGACCGTGTCCACTTCAACACTTGAACAATTCGGTTTAAAGTCAAATACCACAGCTGGCATGTTAAAAAACACCCAGCGAGTTACTGATAGCTTAACTTTTGTTGCTAATAAAACAGCTGCAGGATTTCAAGATATGGGTGAGGCAATGCAATATGTTGGTCCTTCCGCACATGCCGCCGGTATTAGCTTAGAACAAACTGCAGCTATGATTGGATTAATGAGTAACCAAGGTATTGAAGGCAGCGTTGCTGGTACTGCGCTAAGAGGAGCCTTAACTCGTTTAATTAAACCCTCACAACAAAATATTAAAGGGTTCCAAGAATTAGGTGTTAATGTTCAAGATTTTAAAAATCATACGCTATCTCTTCCAGATATGATTGAAAAAATCAGAAAGAATACTGCCGGATGGACTGATGAACAACGTGCGTCAGCAATAGCTATGGCTTTCGGAACCGATGCTCAAGCAGGAATGAACGCTATTATTTCACAAGGTGGGAAAGCTTTAACTGATTTAACCACTAAGACAGAACATGCAGGTGGTACAACCAAAAAAGTAGCTTCGGAAATGAATAATACTTCTAAAGCACATATGAAACAATTTAAAGAATCGCTAAAAGTTTTATCAACTTCAATTGGTGAGGAATTAGTTCCACTTCTTACCAATGCTACTAAAAAATTGACTTCATTTGTCAAATATTTTGGTAAATTATCAGAGCCCACTAAAAAATTTCTAGTTAATACTGCTTTAATTGCTGGAGCAATGGGTCCTTTATTGGTAGCAGTTGGCGGGGTGTTGCGCACAATAAGCCTTATATCAAGTGGAATTGGCCTTATATTTCAGCACCCTATCGTCTCTTTAATTATTGGAATTGCAGCTGCGCTTGTACTGGCTTATAAAAACATTAAACCCTTTCATGATGCGGTTAATGCATTATTTAAAACACTCAAAGATGTATTTACTAAAGTTGTTAATTGGTTTAAAGAATTGCCTACTAACTTCAATAATGCTGTTGCAGGCATAAATAAATGGATGTCTGGCCTATCACAAAACTTTAACAATGGGATTTCTGGCATTAAAAAATGGTTTAGTGGTATTGGTTCTAAAATTGGCGGAGCTTGGAATACCGTTAAAAGCGGATTTAATAAATGGATTACAGGTGCTGGCCAAGTTGGCAAACAGATTTTGAATGCAATTCTTAATGCACTAAAAGGGTTCGGGAAAGCCGTAGTCTATACCTTGGCGTTTCCTGTAGGATTGGCGGTAATTATGACTAGGCCACTAGTTAAGCCATTACAAAATATCATTCAAAATTTAATAAACTGGATTAAAAGTATTTGGAATCCATTTATCAATTGGTTTAAAAACACCTGGAAAACAGTTGCTATTTTTTGGAAGAATACTTGGAATGGATTAGTTAATTGGTTTAAAGGCATTCTTAATAATATATCGCAAATCTTCCATACGGTTTTTGGAACTCTCACCGGCTGGTTTAGGGGTGCCGTTAACGGAATAGCACAGATATGGAGAAATGTTTGGAGCGGTATTTCTAATTTTATTCACCCGATATTAAGTGGTATCTCTGACTTTATCACTAATACAATTAATGGAATTAGAAACACATGGAATAATGTTTGGAATGCTGTTAGTCAATTCTTTTCTAATATATGGAATGGCATGGTCAGCTTTGTACAGCCAATTTTAAATTCTATTTCTTCTTTCATTTCTTCTGCCTTAAGTGCTATTAACACGACCTGGCAAAACATGTGGAATGGGATGTCAAGCTTCTTTAGTCAGATTTGGAATGGCATAAAAAATGCTGCTCAAGATGGTATTAACGGAGTCATTAACGTTATCAATGCTGGTGTTGATGCTATTGATACTGTGTGGAAATTCTTTACTGGCAAAAAGACTAATGTTGCACATTTAAAACCCGTTCATTTTGAACAAGGAGGTATCGTTCAACAGCACCTATCAGTTATTAATGACGGAATAGGCCAAGATTGGAAAGAATTAGTAGAATTGCCTAGTGGTCAATTAATGATGAGTCAGCAAAAAAATTGGACTGGCTTTTTACCTGAAGGCACCCGGGTTTACTCTGGAGAAGAAACTAAAAACATTATGAGTCTTGCCGGCATTGAGCATTACGCCAATGGCGGTATTGTGGGTGCTACTCAGGGATTAATTAACTGGGCAGGACAATCATTAGATAATATCGGATCCTTTTTAGGTGATAAGTTTGAAGCTATCATGAAATTCATGGATCACCCAATTGAAAACACTAAAAATTTAATGAAAAGTGCTGCTCAAAAGTTTATGCCAACAGTCCAAGCTTATGCTGATTTAGCCGCTGGGCTTTGGATAAAACGTCTGATGGCGTGGCTAAATGGGTTAAAGAACATTTGCAAAAGTATTTAGACCAGTTTGGCGGTGGAAATTATAATCCGGAAATGATTAGAGCGGCCGCAGCAATGATGAAAGTTCACCCCAGCGATGCATTTATTCATATGTTGCAAGCTACTATTCAAAGTGAATCTGGCGGACGTAATATTATTCAACAAATTCATGATATCAACTCCGGGGGCAATGAAGCTCGTGGTATTCTCCAATATACCCCGCCAACCTTTAGATATTATGCAATGCCAGGACACACAAATATTATGAATCCATTTGATCAGTTATTAGCCTTCTTTAATAACAGTGACTGGGAACATTCTATTGGCCCAACTACAATTTGGGGAGTATCTAAAATAGACTGGCTACATTCGGGGCCACAAGGACACCGAAGATTTGCTGATGGAGGGATTGTTAATCAACCCACATATAGCTTAATTGGAGAGGCTGGTACAGAGGCTGTTGTCCCACTAACCAATCAGACCCGAGCTATGCAGATTTTGGCTAGAATCAAAGATCAATATGGCTTAACAGCCGGCGGAGATATTCTTTTTGATACAAAGGGTATTGAAGATAAGCAGACTCAAGAAATCCAATTGTTGAAAGAACAAAACAATGTTCTTTACAAAATCTTTCAATTAGTGGCTAATATAGGCAATCACGGCAATAACGATACTAATGCAATGAACGAATTAGCAAATTGGCTTGACAGTCAAGGACTAAAGAACAGAAAAGTAGCTAAATTTCAAAGTTAAAAATTGAGGTGAGTAAATGGTTCAAGACTTGCGCGGTAAATATCGTAGCAATACACTTTTTGTTAAAAAGCAAGATGAGGAAGAATTTAAAATCCAAGATTATCGAGGATTACATTTTTTGGATTTTACTATCAGTTCTCCACAAACACAGCCTAACTTTGTAACTTACGCTGGTTCTGATGGCTCACAACAACGCGGGCCTATTTTATTTGGAGCTAGAACGGCAACAGTTAACTTTTTCCTAGAAACTAATGATGAAATTAGTTTTGAAGCTAAGGCACATGAAATTTGGGAAAAATTTTATAGCCGCACTTTATTAAGACTAAGACAAAGTAATTCACCGGGCACTTGTGTTTATGGAGTAGCTAAAGGTTTTGATTTTACGCATTTATCATATTTTGATAAAAGCTTTTCCATTCAATTTGATTTACCTTCGGGTTATCGATATTCAGTTTTACGTTCAACTGAATTTCCCTTGAATGTTGATGATAACGTTCAGGATGCTGTCGGAATAGATATGAATTTACCTATGGAGGAATTAGAATACACGCATTCAAATGGTGAATTCAAAATCTATAATCCCTCCGACTTTGATATTCAGCCTTACGAACAACACCATGATCTAAATGTAATTTTTAAAGGCACAGGCAGCCCAACTTTAGAGAACAAAGATACAGGCGATATCTTTTCTTATAATAAAACCCTAACTGCTAATGACAGCTTGGTTTTGAATGGAGTACACCCATTGTTAAATGGCAATCCTTGTGAGATTGATACAAATCACGGTGATATTCAGTTGGTAAGAAAATCATGGAACAATTTCAGCTTAACTGGCTTTACTGGGACTGTTACTTTTGATTTTCCGTTTTTATATCTATGACAAAATTATTTCGACTGCCAAAGGTACGTGTTCAAGATAGAAAAAGCCAGTACGATGAAACACTATCATGTATAGATAATAGTTCATGGTCCCACAATGTAGAAATGAATCAAACTGATCAAATAACCTTTACTGCCTTGCAAGATGGTTCTTTAGGATATCAACTGTTAGAAAATGAAAATTATCTTTACTTTTCGGGACAGCAATATCGCATAAAACAGGCAGATAAAGATGATTCAGGATATGATTATCATCGAGAAGTTACTACTACGCATATTAGGTTTGATGCACAATACGTTTATCAATACGATAAACATAAAGGCAGCTGGACTGTTGGCCCGGCTGACTTAATGAGTTTTGTTTTTGACCAAAACGAATTAGGCAATCATGGTTTTACTTGGTCCATAATTGGCGATCCACCAAAGGTAGAAGTCACCGATTATGGAGAAAAATCAGGCCAAGATTGTATTAATGACTGTTGCGAAAAATTTAATATGGTAGTAACTGCGGACAATAAGCATATTTATTTAACGGTAATGGAGCAATTCGTTAAAAAAATTAATTTAAGCTTTAAATATTTGAATAACACCCCAGAATTTAAAACTTCCATTGATACTACCGAGTTGCAAAATATCGCCAAGTGCTACGGAAAAACTAAAGAGAAGGAGGAAGACTCTGCCAGCTCAGATAGTGGCAGTGATACTTCTAATACTGATGATGACACCGAATATTATTTTGAACCTTTCATTGTTAGAAACGAAGAATCAATCAAGGAATGGGGCGAACGCCCAGGGCCACCAATTATTGATGAAAGATTTACCGATCCGGAGGCTATGCGTCAATATGCTTTGGCCACCATGAAATCAGAGCCAGAAGTCCAAATGTCATTAAGCTATACAGGCGATGAATCACTATCATTAGGAAATATGGTTTATGCAATAATTAGACCGGAAAATTTTGAAACTTGGGTTACAGTAACAGCTGTTAAAACTAATGCACTTTCATGGCATAGTAACCCTGAAATATCTCTAAATAATAAGCCCCAAAACCTAGTTGATTATGAGGTAGCCTTGCAAAAATCAATTCAATTAGTTAAAGGTCATTTATCAGGTATTGGCCGTTCCTTATCAGCTGTTGACACTTTGGCCAACAATGCTTGGGGAATGGGAACTATCACTAAAAAGGTAGGTGAAGTACATGACCGAAATTAGATCTATTGCCGATTCTACCCGCACCTTTTACTACCCGCAGACGCACTATCAGGCAGTAGTTGGTTTTGAAGAAGGTATTAAAAATATAGTTAATTATAAATATGTAAGCAATCTAACAAAACCGCAATATTTAAAAGACTTGTATTCAATCTCTGAATCAGGCCTTTTTTATTTTGATGATAAAACAGCAAACAAACCGGAAC